ATGATGTTGGTGCAGTTCCTGAAGGACCGTTTGAGTAGATCACGTTAGTTCCTGCTGAGAGGACCTGACCTACAACGTTGTCAATAGAATCTGCTGCGTTGTACGCGATGATGTCAGCAAGTGCTGAATCAACGTCGTTGAAAGAAGTTAGGTTTAGCTTCTTTGTTGTTGTAACTGCTGAACCGTATTCGTTCAGTGTTACTGTAACCTGTGATGGGTTACCTAGTGCAATGCTTGAAACATCTGATGATTCTGTCAATGTAGATGTAGCCTGAGCCAAATCTGAATAGATTGAGAATACAACTGATGATCCTGGCATTGCCTGTTGCACTGGCTTAACATCTGCAAGTGAACGCATAACAGGAATGGAACGTAGTGCCATTCTTACATACTGATCGTATGCTGCTTGTACGAGGTTGCTGATGCTAGACGTGGTGGTAGGGGTACCGGTTGGGATAGCCATTTATGGTCTAGCCTTTCTGTTTTAGGATCGGATTAGAGTCCAGACAATCTGATAACTTCATCCAATTCTTCTTTGCTGTTAGCGTTCATAAGTTTTTGCATAATGTCTCCATTGTGCTCTGGTGAAACACCAGAGTCTGCGGAGTTTGTCATACGCTTGTATGCTGCAGCATCGTTTGGATTTACGTTAGGTGTTGCCTGGGTTTGGCTTACTTCAATGCCGAATACATCGGCATAATCTTCAAGCCATTTAGATACAGACTCTTCAGTTGGGTCTATATCCTGTGGGATAAATGAAGCAATTTTGCTGTTTACCCCGCGACTTGCGAGGGCATCCTTTATTGCTCTTTCACGTTGCGCTTTGTTAAGTCCATCGAACTGAGCACGAAGCTCTTGTAGTTCTTTGTCCTTCTGCTTAGACGCTTTGCGTAGTTGCTTTACTAGATCGTTTGATGAGTCTTCTGTTGTGAAGTCGTCATCATCCTCGTAGTCGTAATTGGACATAGTGGTCCTTCTCCCTATTAGTTGTTGGCGCTAGCCTCACATTCAGTTGGGGAACTGGTGTGGCTCTAGCTACTGGTATTGTTATCGCTCCACTAGGCCAGTCGTTCTAGTGGCAGGCTTTTTATTTAGTAAGCGCCAGCACGATCTCGTGCTAAGGCTCCACTTGTTACACCAGATTGACCGCCAAAGGCAGCTGTTTCTAGTGATGTCAACTTCTTGCGCTGCTTCTCTGCTTCTGTCTTTCCAGCAAGTCCAAAGACCTCTTGTTCTGCTGTTGTCTGTGTGTATGGATTTTCTCCATAGATAGATGCAAGTTGTGAACCACGTTGTAGTCCACCGGCAATAGTTCCAAATCCTTGTTGTGCTTGTGCCTTGGTAATACCTGCAGCACCTAGTTCCTCAGCTCGTGCCATACCAGTTTTTAATCCTGCTTGAGTAGCAGCTCCACCGATCTCAGCTGCAGTTACCTTACGCTTAATATCTTCAAGACCCTTAGTTGGGTTCAAAGTATAAGCAAGAATATCACCGTTAGTTATTGAATCTCCATAGAAATCCTTAATTGCTTGTAGTACTTCTGGGTTAGCGTTAAGTACACGCTTTTGTGCAGTAGCAATTCGGTCTTCTAATTCAAGTGCTGATACATCGCTAGCAATAAACTTCTCAAATCCTTCTTGGCGACCCATATCTCCACGAGTATAGTAAGACTCAGGCAAGCCATAGTTACGCATAACGTTCTGATACTGGTCTTCTAACTCAAGGTATTCTGCTTCGCTAATGGCCTTAAGACCCTTTTTAATACGGTCAGCATTGGCAGCAAAGCGCTTCTTGTAAGCATCTGTTTCGCGTAAACGCAAAGTAAACTCTGCTGGTGATAAGCCATCTTGAATAAGAGCCTTAAGTGGCTCAACAAGAGCACCCATACCATAACGATTAAATTCTTCAAATAATAAAGTATAAGCAGATTGACCTTCACGAGTTTTTTCATCTTGCTTTAATTTATCAATATAAGTGTTATATGCAGCAAGGTCTGTAAAGATTCTGCCGTCTGGGGCCGTGTATGTTGTTGCTGTTGTAGTAGTGGTATCACCACCACCGCCACCGCCACCACCTGCAACTGGGGTTCCTTTAGCCATAGTAACAACTTTGCCTGTCTTTGGATCTACATATGCAGACTTAGTTGTTGAGGTATCACGAATAGTTGCTGCTGTAGCAAGAGCATTTTTTGCTGCATCTCGCTGTGCTTGTGTCTTGCCTTGTGAATCTTTCTTTGTATAGTAAGAGTCATCTATTGCAGCTTTAGGTGCAACACCACGCATTGCTTGCGCTTTTGTTTGTTCGTCTACAGCAGGATTTACGGTGTAAAACGATTCGTTAATTCTAGCCATTTAATTACCCCTGAAATCCGAAGTCACGCAACACATTTAGTGCTGCAGTAGATACATCTTGTTTAGCCTGCTCTGTGTACTGCCAACGGTTGTCTTTACGAAGTTGCTTTCTGAAGTCATATAGGTTCATATCGCCTTTGTCTGTAATTGCAGAACGAAGTAATGGGTCATTAAGATCAATCTGGTCAGGATCGCCAATCTCAAGTACGTTAGCCATTACTTGACGATAAGGAGCAAATACTTGGTTAAGGTTATAGCCCTGAGCAAGAAGGTCGCGTACGTACTGAGGTTGTCCTTGTGCTGCTAACTTGCGTGCATCTTGAATGACACGATCAATGTCAAGTTTTCCTGATGCAATGTTTTGCAAAACTTGTACCTCAGTAGAACCACCAGGAATAATATCGCTGAGTTGAAACCCATTTTCACGAGCAGTCTTTACAAGTCTTTGGTAGTTATCGAGTGCCTGACCTGAGTAACCTTCAGTTACTTTACCACCAATCATTCCAGATACTGGACGAATTGATGCCGCCAAGAAGTCTGTAATAAAAGATTCATCTTCGCTTTTATTTGTAATGTAAAGATTTTCCGCTGCCTTGCGTAGCGCTGCAGGATCTGACGCTGCGGCAGAACCAAGCTCTACTGCACGCTTTTTGAGATATGCCTCAATCTTGTTAATTTCAGTCTCATAGTTAGTTGAACCTATGGCCTGACCAGATGCTTGCATATCACGATAGTTGTAGTACTGAATAAAACGCTCTCTAATTTCTTTAGAGTTTTGCTTGTACCAAACATCATCACGGATAGCCTTACGTAACTTATCTGGTGTCCATTTCTCTGCAACATACTTCTTTAGAAGTGCATTAAGACTTGGAATGTTCTTAAACAAAGTCTCAGGCAGTGCAAAGTCCTGACCTGCTGCAACGTTCAAAGCCTCTGCTTCTAGTTCTGAAGCAGTCTTTGCTGCTGGAACACTTGGAGTCTTTACTGCTGGAGTCTTTGGAGTCTTAACTGTTGGAACTTTATTGGCATCTGGTGTGACAACAGGAGCCGGTGTTGTAGGCAATACAGAGGAAGGCAAACCTGCACGAGCAGCATCTGGACCTGAAATAGTAGGCGTAGCCAGTGGGTCCTTAACTTGCACAGAGGCAAGTGTTGCGTTTTTTTGCTTGATAAGATCATCTACTTCAGAGGTAGGCTTGCCTAGTTTGGTAAGCAAATCTTTGCGTTCTTGTAAACGAGTGATGTCAAGTCTAACGGTTTGAGCAACTTGCTTGTTGGCCTCTGCTTCTTTAATTTTACCCTCACGAACTTGGGTTTCAATAAAAGATTTTTCTGTAGCACTAAGTTCATCCTGAGTTTTTCTAAACTCTGCAATGTAACCGTTTCTTTCAGCTTCACCTATATTAGTATTAGATGCCTGTGTTTCTAAGATGCTTAACTTCTTAGCTAGTAAGTCTTTCTTCTTGCTTAACTGGTCAGCTGTGAGTGCTTTTTTAACTACAGGCTTGGTTACCTTTTCTCCAAGTTTGTAGAACTTGCCATCCTTTTCAAAGCCAGCAGTGGTTCCATCTCTATTGAAGACAACATCAACAAAACCAAATGGGATTGTTTTATCTACACCGAAATTGAATACTTGACTTACGTATGTTCCTTTAGGACGTGCCATTAGCGCAATCCTCCAAGTTCCTGCATTAAGATTGTATAGGCATCTGTAGCGCGGTTAGTCTTAGCCTCAGCTGTAGCACCAATCTGCTCTGTAATAAACTGTTGTTCGTCTACTCCACCACGTGTTGATGAAACGCCAGCACCGCTAGTTGTAACAGTTGGTTGCTTTCTCTGCTGTTCGTTAATAAGTTTTGTGTACTTGTTCTTTTCTGCCTTTGTCAACTGACGACCTAGTAGGTCTTCAGCTACAGTATTAAGCAGTTTGGCTGTCTGAGATGCGCTGGTTACATAAGTTGATACTGTGGTTTTAGGCTCTCCAGTAGCTCCAGTTTCAGCACCTTCCATACCAATTTGTTCAAGGTAATCAATAGGGTTTACTCTTGGTGTGCCAAATTTCTCAGCAAAAAGATTTACACCTTTATATCCTTGGCTTGCTTCTATAAGTGCATTGTATAGTTTGACATCAAACTTGCCAGTTATCTTACCTTTGTATAACTTAGCATCTTTAAGTTGCTGTGATATCTTTACGATTAAATCTTCTGGTGCCTTACTAAGACCATTGATAAAGTCAGTAAATGATGTGTCTTGCTTAGCCACTGGTATCTCCTAACAATGAGGCAAATAATGTATTGTATGCGCTTATAGTGTTTTCGTTTGAACGTGAAAGTTCACGCATCTTGATAATTGTCTCTTCTTTGAGGAATGAAGATACCTTTGTGCCACCTGGGATTTCTGAGAAGATTTCTTTATCTGCCTTGTATGAGTCATAAAGATCAAGCATCTCTTTGAGTTGCTTTTGCAATGGACCGCGAACTCTGACCTTTGGATCATTAAGCATTTTACGTAGGTCGTTGATAGCATTGATGCGTTCGACTGCCTTCTTGCCACCTTCTGCCAGTTGTTCTTGAACTAACGGACGACCAGCCTTGAATACCTTGGCCCATTCTTGGAACTCATCACGAGCAATAGAACGCTCAACATCTGTGATGCTTTCCTCTAGCTTCAACTCATACTCGTTTCTCTTTGAGTAGTATTGTTGTAGGTCAGCTGCTGTCTGGATATCTTTAAGGAAATCATCCACACGCTTGTTGTACTTTAGACCCATATTCTTCATAGTTGTATAGGCATCCCAAGAGAAACCTGACTTGTGAGGAATAAGAAACGCTGCACCTTGTGGATACTTGTTGAATAGATCGCCGTTCTTTTCTACGAACTCGCCTGCTTCTTCTGCATATCTAATAACAGCAACTGTTTTTCTTTCAGATTCAGTTACTGTAAAAGGTATTTGGTTAGGGAATAGTTCTACCCATTTAGCCATAGCAGCATCATAATCTCCAGGATACTTGTCTAGGAGTTTATTCCAAGCCTGCTTGAAGTTAGCATTACCATTGTCGCTAATCCACTGAGCCATATCAGCCTTGAGCTGTACCTGTGGTGATGCTGGCAAGAAGAAGCCAAGTACAAAGCGTGTGCCGATAATAGAAAGTGTAGTGTTCTTAATACGCTCACGGTACTCTTCTTGTTCCTGAATTGATGGAGGAATTACATTTCCAAATTCATCTTCAGTTACTTTAAGTCCGTAACCTGCTGCCTCAAGATATGTTACTGCTTTGCGCCAAGCGCTAGCATACTGTGAATCACGCTCATCCTTATCCATTGCTGCAAGCGCACGGTTAACGTGTGCTGGCAAGAATGAAGATACAAACGGTTGATCTACAGCGTACTTACCTAATGTATATTCGGTAATAGTATCTGCAGCACCTGGTGCTCCAAATAAATCTACTAGGTTAGTCAGGACCTTAATAGACACACCTGCTAGTGGACCATTAAATGTAGGAATAATTGAGTCCTGGTTCAAAGACGGAGTAAGCATCTTTACCTGTGACCCAAATTGAATAGGCATTGGTACCTTAAACTCAGCAGGTACACCAAGACCAGCCATTGCAGTTTGAACTGCTCTATAAGCTGGTTCTAAATGTGGATATACAAAATACTTCTCACCTTGGTCATCTTCTTGGATAAACCCATTGTGTGCAATACCATCGTATGTTAACGCTGCCTTACGAATTGAGGCAGGGTTGTATCGAACCATACGATATGCACGGCGATAGAAGTCCTCAGTTGCACGGTAGAAACGTGAGAAGTTACGTATCCCAAATGCTAGTTGTGTACGCACAAGTGGATTATCTACGTACTGCAAGATTTGTGATACTGCACGTTCTTCAACGATCTCAGCAAACTGACGCTTAGCGCGTTCTGTTGCTTCAAGTACAGCCTTTGGATTAGTCTGATCTACCTTACTTACTACCGATTGGATGTAAGCATCTTCCATACCAGACTTCTTCATTGACTTACGGATAGCAATGATCTCGTTAAATACCATTGGCTCACGTGATATGCGTCCGTTAGCCATACCAAGCCAGGTCCAACCGTGTGTCATAAGAGAAGCTGCATTGTTTCCAGCCTCTGATATTGGAACCAACTCAGCTCCAACTGCATACTCAGGTACATCATCTAGAAACTTTGGTAGATCATCTATGCTTAGTTGACCAGAAATGCCCATCTTACCGGTCTGCTCGCTTTTGAATCGGATCTTATTGAGAAGGTCTAGGTTAATCTCTTTAAGTCCATCTTTACCAGTTCGACGTGTTTCAAAGATTTCACGTGCTCGTGTATAGATAATGTTAGCGTGTTCTGCATCTGTCACACCACGTGCTTCAAGCTGTGCCAACTTGCGAAACTCTGGATTGTTCTCCATATATTCAAGAATCTCACGGATAGCAACAGCCTTGTTATCAAGGTTTGCTACAGCAATAGCGCCTACTTCATCATTAGCGTAGTAGCTGATACGTTGAAGCCAACTGAGCATTGACTTTTCGTTTTCAGGACCAATAGGAATTTTTGTAAAGTCCTTTTTAGTTTTTGCGTACTTCTTTGCTCTAGGATCTTCAATAATAAGTTTTTCGTTACGAACACCGTTTGATTTAGCAAATGCTATAGCGCTTGTAATGTAGTCAGCACCTGATGTAGCAAAGTTCATTGCACTTTCAGTAACTAAAGATACCGAGTTATCAAGATTTCCATAGATTAAATGCTCTGCAAGTATCTCTGCTTCATCTTCAAACATTGGCCCACGACCAATATACTCTCTGTAGCGATTTACTCGCCCAGATGTAAGGGCAGTAGCCATAATACGGCGTGTTTCTTCTACAACATTGCGAGAAGATGTGGCTTTTAGTTCATCAATCTCGCCTCTGATGCGAATTTTGTCAGCTTCATCCACTGCTACGCTAAGCTCTTTGGTCTTTACGTCCATTAACTTGCGTGCTTCTATGATATCTGTATCAATCTTAGCAATCTGCGCCTCATACTTGGCTGCTTCTTTTTTATTAAGGTAGCGCATTACACTACCTAATGGGCTTGTTGTAAAGTTACCCGACTTTCGCGCTGCTTCAAGGGCTGTGTTAATACGTGTTGAAAGAAAACGACCTTTTGCCAGTCCCCAAGGTGAACCACCAATAGCAAGGTGGACCATAAGATCTTCTGTAGCGTTACGAATAACATAACGTGGACCAGCAAGGGTAAGGAATGACCAGTATCCAGTCATCTTATCTACCCATTCTTTATTAGCAGTGCCTAATGCTCTGTTAATAAAGCCAGAGCGAAATGCTGCTCTATCAATATCTACTAAACTAGGTGCTGCCATACTTGTATCGAAGTCAGAGGCAATTGCTCCGATGGTTGAATCACCAGTTTCGTCAAGACCAAATCTTTTGCTGGTCTTTCCTGTTGCAATAAGGTTAAGTTTTTGCCCTGCTTCTGTAAGGTTTAATCCACGGATCTCGGCAATGTTTCCCCATAATCCAGCAAACATTTCTTTACGCTTACCAATATCGGTAATAGCCTCAAATGTTTCGCCAATCATCTTGGCATCTTCTTTAGTAAATACAACTCGTGCTAGACGATAGACTTGTAGTGAAGCATCTTTTGCTGTTACATCAAATCGGTCATTCTTAAACATAGGAGCGATAGTAAACTTAGCCTTAAATTTATCTAAGCGAAGGCCAAGTGATTCACTAGAGAATCGTAGTGTTGACTTAGTTCCAGAACCCTTGACGATATTAACAATCTGCTCTTGTCCGTCAATCAGTGCCTTAGAAACACCATCTGTTGTCGGTAGGCCTCCGAACATACTGTTAATAAAACTAGGCGCAGCTCTATCTATGTTAATTACTTTATCTGCTTCAGTCATAACTTTAACACGCAACTTACGTGCTTTATCAAGGCGTGGAATGATAACGCGCTTGCGCCCAACTGAACCTGCTAGGACTGCTACTGCTTCTTCTGTGTTTTCAAAGAAAGCACGTGCTGATGCAGCATTGGTTACTTGGTTCTTTTGAAAAGAACGGATAACCTCTGGACCGTACTCAGGTGCAAGGATCTCAAGTTCACGTTTAGCAGCTAGTGCCTCTTTAGGAGAACGAGCCTGTGCCTTGGTGTAGCGATCTAACGCTGCGCCGTAGGTATCCCAAAATGATGCAACCTTTGGATTAGCAAAAGTTTCTGCAACCTTCTTACCACCGGTAACTGCCTCAAGTGAATACTTGCCGACAACATAAAGTGAACGTAGTTTAGAACTAACAACAAGAGGATCTACAAAGAATCTAAATAATGTATCTATAGTACCTGATGTAAGAGAATAGGCTAACTTATTTTTCTCAAGTGCTTCAGGTAAAATAAGGTTAGCAATCTGACGACCTGGTGAGAACTTAGCTCTATCTACTACCCCAAGGGTTTCGTTAAATAGTGCTCGCTCTTTTTCTACATCTGCTATGCCAGCAATAGTTTTGTTTTCTGGATCGGCAAGTGCAATGTATTTCATCTGCTCAGGCGTAGCACTTGCTGCGATGTCTGCAAAACTTTCACCAGACTTGATTCGCATAGCGATATCTACTGCATCTTGACCATAGAGGCTCTTAGCCTTTTCGATACGGCCTTCGTTGTAAACCTTGTCACCTTTATCGTTTGCTTTATCCCAAGCAAAACCAAGGTCACCCTGTGATAGCGGAATAGCAAGAGCACGATAAGTACGAGTAGTTGCATCGGCAACTTCAACAAAACCCTTAAATGCTAAGGTGATTGGATTGTACTTAAAGGCTGCTGATCGCCAACCTGTTTTTGGCTTCTGAACAACGTCTTCTTCGCCAAAGGTTTTAATCATATCTTGTTGCTGATCTATTGGCATCTTGTCAAAAGACTTTTGCGCTATATCAGTTGGAAGGCTGCTAAGCTCTTTATCCTTGCTTACCTTTTTAGAAAGAATATCAATCTGTCGTTTTTGTTCTGGGGTCAACCCAGCGGCATATGCGGCTGCTCTTAAGTTATCAGCCATTAGTTACCTCGTGATAGTGCTTCTTGATATAGAACAGCAATCTCACCAGTAGTATCATATGGAAGCATTGCTGCTAAAGAGTCTGATAGTTTAACTGTAATCTTTGACATACCAAGAGCATTAGCTCCTGGTCCTTCACCGCGATTGATACCAGCGGTGATTGGCTCATTTGGACGTGAAGTTTCTGCAAATAATTCTGTTACTGGTGCCTGTCCTGCTGCTTCACGTACATCTCCTGCACGTGCTGGGCGTACATCACCAGTCTTGGCTAGCGGAGCACCAGACTGAATTGCCTGTGTCTCAACGCCTTCGCCGTATGCTATGGAACCTAGTTCCAACTTATCGGTACGTGTGGAGAACTTACCTGGACCTGCTGGTCCTGCCAGTGGATTTGTCATACTCACTGTTGGTCCTCCTGTAATTTTTCTAAGTCTGTTGCCATATCTTCCCAAGCCCTGTTGGTTTGAGTAAGATGATTTGATTGATAAATTGCTAACTCCATTAGTTCACCTGTTAAGGTTTCAATAGATGAAGCTATGTTGTGTATAAAGCCTACACCTACAACGACAAGATCGAGAAAGCGTACTGGACGAGGAATGTATTTATCATCTTTCATCGCCCAGTACACCTCTCATTAAAAAGTTATTATCCCTTTTTTACTGCGTTGCCACGACGGCCTGCTGGCATCATTGATGGAACTACCTTGCCACCTGCTGGCTTAGATGTGTC